CCTTCCTGGTCGCTGAACGTGGGCTTGCCGATCTGTGCGGTCTGCGAGCTGATCGCCACGGTGTTGGTGGCCTGCTGGCCGTGGCGCAGCAGCAGCGGCACCTTGGCGGACGCGCGGGCCATCTCGATCCAGTTCTTGGTCGCCACGCTGGTGTTGCGGAAGGTGACGCTGCCGGTGGACACGCGGCCGGTGATTTCCGTGGTGTCCACGTTCATCAGGTCTTGCTTCACGACGCTGTTGCCGAAGTCGAACTGGAAGCTGCTGCAGGCGGCGAGGTAGCCGTCGAGCGAGAGCGTGGAGTTGAGCTTGTTCACGCCCAGGGGGCGCTGGAACGCGGTGTAGTTGACAGCGGGCATCGCGGGCACGTCCTCGACGGGCAGGAAGGCGCCCGTGAATTCGAACTGCCATTTCGGGATCTGCTTGGCGTCAACGGTGGCCTTTGGGTTGCCCCGCGCGCCGGCCATCTTGTAGAGCTGCTTATCGACGACGGCGTAGATCGTCACGCTCTCGATATCGTCCGTCACCGGGGCGAACACCGTGCCCGCGTCCGGATCGCCGGCCGGCGTGTTCGTCACGCTGGCGGCGCATGCGCGCATGAGCGTGGACCAGCCCGGTAGGTCGCCCACGGTGCCCACCCCGGCGAAGCCGACGCTGAATGCGATCTTGCGGTACAGGGTCACCAGCGTGGTTTCCGAGGCGCCGAAGTGCGGGCGGATCACGCCCTGGTCCACTTCATCGCCTTCGATGGGCGTCAGCGTGACGTCGGACACCTCGATGGCGTTCGTGGCCACGGGTACGACGATGGTGCCCACGGTGGCCTCGATGGCGACCAGGACGGCCATTTTCTTGATGAACTTGGGTGCGCTCATTGCTGCTCCTCGGTGGTTGCTGCGGGTGCGGCAACGCGCACGCGCTTGCCGTTTTTCATCGTGTAGAGGCCGCCCTGGCCGCTGTAGCTGTCGGCCGGCGCGGTGGGCGCCTTGGGCGCCTTGGGCTGAACCACGGCAGCGGCCACGGGGGCGGCGGCGGCTGCGGTTTCCTGCGCGGGCGTCTCTGCCGGCGCCTGGGGCGGGGAGGTTTTGGCATTGCGTGTGCTCACGGGTTGCTCCTGTCGTAGTAGCCAGAAAATCCAAATTCGTCGGACCACCAGAGGCGGCCGTCACCCTCGAACTGCACGAGTTCGCCGCCGACGAACAGGACGGGATCGCCCATCGACTCGTCGGCGACGAAGCCGATCAGGGCTTGCTTCACGCGGCGGCGCAGGGTCTGGAGATCCACCACGCCCACGGTGCTGCCCAAGTCCACGGCCTGCAGCACGCCGAACAGGCGGTGCTCGATTTGGTCCACGTCGCCCGTGTGGTCCAGGCCCGTCCCGCGCTCGGACAGCGGCACCAGGTAGACGGCAGGGGCTGCGCGGTTGGAGCGCATGGCGGCGTCGAGCGCGGGGGCGTCCTCGATCTCGCGCAACTGGAGGTCGGCGAGCTCGCTGCGCAGGCGCTGGAGGATGGGCTGCAGGTCCATGGCCGGTCAGCGGAATGCGCGCATCTGGTCGCGGCCGAACACGGGCGCGGCGCCGTGGAAGCGCACGTCGGTGGACACGGCATTGGCCGGGGCCTGCGGATCGGCGCCGCCTAGGCTCAGCTTGCCGGCCGCCACTTCGGCCAGGCGCTTGAGCGCGTCGCGGTAGTCGCGCGCCACGGGGTCCTTGGACTCATCCGTGATGCGCGAGCCGTTGAGCAGGTAGCGCGTGATGGCGCGCGCCCACACGGTCAGCATGCTCTTGCCCGCGCTGGTGGGCGCGAGGTCGAGGGGCAGCGTGTAGCCGCGCGTGGCGAGGTAGCCGTCGATCAGCGCGCCGGCCTCGGCCACCGCGTCCTGCACGCGGGCCAGCGCCGCGTCGGCCGCCGCGATCTGCTCGGGCGTCCAGGCGGCGCGGTCGGTGCCGCGCAGCGTGGCGTCCATGAGGGCGTCGTCGCGCACCATCTGGTGCGGCAGGCTGGCGGTCTGGGCGATTTCGCGGGCGCCAGGGCGCTCCGCGAGTTCGGCCGTGGTGATGTAAGGCATGGCTCGGGCGGCGTCAGGTCTTGGTTCCGGCCTCGTCGCCTTCGACCAGCTCGCCGACCTGGTCGGCGGGCACTTCGAGGAGCATCGTCACCAGCATGGGCTCGGTGGTGAGCTGCTTGAACTGCTCCTCGGTCAGCTCATCAAGGGGCACGGTGGTAGTGCCGGACCAGGCGCGGCCGGCGCGGCGGAAGCCATCGCGCTTGGCGATGACCTGGAGCACCTGGCGGGTGGCGCCATCGGGAGCAGCCTTGATGTTGCGATCCGCAGGAGCGGCTGCGCCCTTGGTGGAGGTGGTTTTCTGGGTTGCCATGTCTTTCAGTCCTTGGGTTGCGATCAGGCGGTCAGCCAGGGGCACACGACGACCTTGGACAGGCCGCGCATGACGTTGGTGGCGCCGCCGGCCAGGCGCTCGGCCTGCACGACTTCCAGCGCGGCCTGCTCCAGGTTGGGGGGCACCCAGAGTTCGGCCGAGCGGATGACCAGGGGCTTGCCGTTGTCGCCGCGCAGGCTTTGGTGCGAAGCGCGGGCATCGGCGTAGCTCTGCACGTCGAGCGCCTCCTTGGACGCATAGGCGAGCTGCCACAGGCCCAGGCCGGCGTTGCCCCGGCCATCGGCTCCCCAGACAAACTCGTTGCGATTGAAGACGTTCTCGTCGGTGAGATTGGTCTTCGCGGTGAAGGCGTAGTCGCGCCGCTTCTGGTACAGCACGGGCTTGATGACCTTGGTGGTGTCCAGCAGGAACCACGCCGTGCCGCTGCCGCCCTGGAAGTTGCGCACACTGGCCTGTGAGCCAGGGGTGCCTACCGGGTGGTCGGTGTCGAAGAAGTACTGCCCGTCGTAGCACGGCGTGGTGAAGCCCGCGTTGAGCAGGCTGAAGACCAGCTCGTCGGGATGCAGGGCGGCGTCCTGGCCGAGCTGCTGGATCACGGGCGTGTAGATGCCGTACTGGTCGTCCTCGATTTCCTCACGGCCCACGGCCACGGTGTTTTCGAATGTCTTGTTCTTGATGGCGTAGTCGTGCAGTGCCAGGTTCTGGATCTGGCGCTCGCCGATCCATTCGCGGAAGCGCGTGATCTGGCCCAACCAGGCGTACTTGGTTTCGCTGGTGGTGCTGGGCACCAGGGTGGCGACCTGGCTCCACATGGGGGCCGCCTGCGCGAGCGCGCCACGGAATGCGCCGCTGAATGCCTGGTTGAGGATGGCGAGATTGCTGTGGTTGATTTGCATGGGTTGAAACTCCGTTGCAGTTGCGGGTCAGCGGAAATCGACCCAGACGCCATCGGCATCCACGTCGAACACCTTGCCGGCGCGGCTGCGGGTGTTGGCGCCGTTGGTCTTGGCGACGGTCTGGTCGTCCACGATGAAGCAGTCCTTGCCGAGGTCTGCCAGGGTGATCGCTTCGGCCGCCGCGCTGTTGGCGAAGCGTGCGGGGCGCTTGTCCAGGCGCACGCGCAGCGCGCCGGCCGCGCCGAGGGTGTTGTCGGCCGGGGCCAGGGCGGCGCCCGCGCCGACCAGCGTGGCGGAGGTGGCGCCGGGCACGGCCAGGCCGGCCGCGTTGATGGCGACCAGGGCGCCCGTGAAGATGCGGGCGCCGCCCGCTACGGGCGGCTCGATCAGTACGCCGTCGCGGCGCAGCGTGTTGCGGTCTTGGGTGAGTGCTGCCATGGCTGTGGCTCCTTGGGTTGCGGGGTCAGGCGGCGGCCGAGGTGGCGATGGCGGCGGCGCCGGCCTTGTATTGCTCGGGCGTCAGGCCCATGGCAGTGCACACGGCCAGCTCGGCGGCCGAGAGCTGCGCGTCGCCCTTGGCGGTGCCGCTGGGGGGCAGGCCCTGCGTTTGCGTGCCGGTCAGCGCGGCGATGGGCTGGGCCGCTGCCAGGTAGGAGGTGAGCGCGGCCACGTTGGTCTTGCCCAGGTTGCGTGCCCAGTCCTCCATGGCGGGCAGCAGGCGGCCGTCGGCCAGCGCGGGCTTGACCAGGGCGTCCACGTCGGCCGCCATCTGGCGTGCGGTCAGCGCCGCAATCTGGCTCTGCAGCTGCGTGACGGTTTCCACAGGCACGAACCTGGCGGGGTCGGCCTGGCCCGTGCGCAGGCTGGTGCAGGCCGCGGTGATGACCTCGGCCGAGGCGTCGGCGGGAAGCTGCAGGGCGGTGCAGGCGGCCGTGGCCACGCTGGCGCGGGCCTGCAGGGGCTGCAGCGGGCCGAGGGCCGTCAACGCGGCGGTGGCGGCCTCTTCGGTGGTGGTCTCGGGCATGCCGAGGGCGGCCAGCAAGGCCTTGAGCAGAGGATTCACGGGGTGCTCCTGGGGTTGGTCGAGGGACGGGAGGAAAGCCGCCGTGGCGGCGGCCATGAGGGAAAGCGGCTGCATGCGCTCGATGCCGGGGTCGTTGGTGAGCGCGCCCATGAGGATTTCGAGGACGGTTCCGTCTGCCGGCGAATAGGCGAAGACGGGGGAGAAGTAGAGGTACTCCTTGGCGTCGATGGCAGCGGCGGCGCGGGCCGTCATCTCGACCGTGCCGAACAGCCCCTCGCCTTCGACCCATTCCAGGGACTTCGGCCACCCAGCAGCGGGCGCGGGCTGGCCGTTCTTTTCCTTGTGCAGAGACTGGTGCTCGTAGTCAACGACGAGCGGTTTGCGCGCCATGCGGGCGTTGAAGCGCTCGATCACGCGCGCGGCACTGGCCGCGTCGATGCGCCATGCCGGCACGTCCGCGGGGCGCACGTCGCCGGAGCGGAACTCGCCGGCCGGGAAGTACTGCACCCGGCGCATGAGGCCGGCGCCCGCGCCCGCCGCCTGCACGGCAAAGGTGCAGGCGGCGACGGCTACAGCGCTACGGTGGGTGTTCGGGGAAGGCATGCCGTCATGGTCGGCATGCGGGCTCTCAAAGTATTGGGAACCAGGACACTATTTGCGGCCTACGACCCAGTCGAGAATGATCTCGCGAATCTCCTGGTCGTCCGCCGTGCTGATGCCCAGGAATGGGCGCGCGGGAATCTTGACCTGGTAGGCGCCGCGTGCCACCCAGCGCTCGGCGACGCCGCGCACGTGCTTGGCCTTGGCGAACAGCACGCGGCCTGCGACGCTGCGGTAGCGCACCTTGCGCGACTGGGCGAGCTGCTCGATGGTGCCGCCAAGCTGGTGGATGGCGGCGTATTTCTGGTTGCTGCCCAGTTCGAGGGTTTGCGGGTTGGGTATGCGGTAGCTGAGGTAGCTGCGCAGGTAGCCCCGGAGTGTGAGGATTTTGTCCTTGTTGTATTTCTTGCGCCGCGCGTAGCGCTCGTTCAGTTCGGCCCACTTGGTGCCGTCGGGCTTGACTTGATCCTTGAAACGCTTTTGCGTGGATTCCAGTAAGTATTCGCCCAAGCGCGGCATGAGGCCGCTGGTATCGCGGGCGGCCTGCTCGTCCATGAAGACGCGCAGGCGCTCCAGCTCGGCCTTGTCTACGGCGAATGTGAGGCGCGTGCCTGCCATGTCAATCTCCTACAATGGGTGCAACTCATCGGGCGAGAAGGCCGCGCCAGGTCCACCGACCCTACGCCCGGAGGGAGCCAGCGTGTGGCGCCGTGCTGGCTCTTTTCTTTGGCCGGTCACGGCACGGCCCGCTGGTAGAGCAACACACCGACGCGCCATTCGTCATGGCTTTCCGCGAGCGACTGCGCGCGCATGACAAGGTCGCGCACATCGTCGATCCAGCCGGCGACGGCTGGCGCCATGTTGTTCGCCAGGCGGGGTTGCATCTGGGCCGGGGGCGGTAGCGCGCCGGGGGCGGTGGGCGCGGGGATGGGCGCAGTGGTGGCGGCCACGGCCGGGAGCAGCGCGCCGGGCGGTGTCTGCTGTTGCGGCATCAGCACCGGCTCATTGCCCTGGGCGGTGGGAATGCCCAGGCGCTCATGCACCCACCAGACTGGCGGACGCACGCCCATGTTGACCAGCGGCGGCAGGCCCTGGCTGAAGGCGGTAAGGTCCTCGCGCTCTTGCGTCTTGAGGCGGAACTGCGGCAAGCGGCGCAGGCCGCCCGGCGCAAGGCCGTTGAACGAGGCAACGGCGAACACCAGGTCGCGCGTGAGCGTGGTGTTGGCTTGGCGGATGTCGCCGTCGCGCAGGTCCTTGCGCACTTCGTTGTGCACGTTGCCGAGAGCGTTGGTGCTGGCCTTGCCATCGGCACCGCTGGTGAGGGTGCCGCCCAGGATCACCTTGGACTGGTTGCGCTCGCACCAGTCGATCATGGCCTGGAACGCCTTGGGGTCGCCGGGGGCCACGTTGTGGAACTCGATCAGCATGCCCTCGGGGATGATGCCGCTGGCGTTGTGGCCGATGGCGGCCAGCGCGCGCAGCAGCGTGCCCTTCTCCTTGTCGCTGGCGTTGGGCGGGTATTTGCCCAGGCGCAGCACCCCGATCAGTTCCAGGAACTCGGCCAGATCGCCGACGCTGTAGTTCTTGAACAGATACGTCCATACGAGCTGGCGGAACAGGGCCGCGCGCTCCAGGTAGCCGCTCTTGGCTTTGTGGATGTGGGTGATCCAGTTGAAGGGGCGCAGCGGGTCGCCCATGACGCCATCCACGACCGTGTTGCTGCGCAGGCGCAGTTCCTGCCGGTAGCCGCGGTGCAGCGTGAACCAGGACTGCGGGCGATGCGTGATGCTCTTGGGCACCCAGGAGCCCTCCACCTGGTGCCATTCGATTTCCAGGCAGGCATAGCCCTTGCCGATG